TTCCTAAATTAATTTCACCATTTAATAAAGGAAATTTAATATTTATTCCATCTAGTGCTTGACCAAGAACTCCTGACAATATTTTCTCAACTTGATATGATCCATAAGCAAAAGGACTTGAAGCTATGTTAGTTCCTCATGAGAACATGAAATTATTAAACATATTATCAAATCTTTTCGATCAAGGAGTAAAACCTGCAAAATCAGATAATAGTGTTGAATTAATGTCAGTAGAAACTCCGCTGCTAACATTATGCATGTTTGCAGCTGATATTAAATCTGTGATATTAACACCAAATAAATTTCCTAATTGAGATCTAACTACATTGCTTTGATTAGCACCCATCTCTTGTAAATAAGATGTTATACTTGCTAATAATTTATCTGTAGTATTTGCATCAAGACCATTATTCAACAATGCACCATAATCTAATCCAGCTCTTGCAGCGCCCATAAGAACCAAGTTAGATATTCCACTTCCTAAATTAGAAATATCACCTGATCCTAATGCATTAATAGCACTAGCTAAGCTATTAACTGTTCCAGCATTCATGCCAGAACTATACATTGATCCTAATCATGATTGCACAACACCTTCAAATGCCATTGCATTTTGAGCTGACATTGTAGATTGAGCTGTAAGTAAACTTTCTGATACACTTGAAAAAGATTTTACTATATACTCAGATGTCTTGTAATTTTCATTTAGGAATTCTTGTAAACTATATTCTAATGCTAATCTATTCGCAGTTGAATCAGAACCTTGAATTCTAACTAATTGATTCATTGAGTCTGTTCAATTATCAAATACAAGATTAATATCATCTGCAATAGTTCTTAAAAATGCTCTTTGCTCTACATTATATACGATACCTGATCTAAGATACTCAGATAAATTATTAAAGACTCTTTGCTGACTTACTAATCCAGTTCCAGTCAATGCATTATTTAAATTGTCTGTTAAACCTTCAAAAGTATGTCCAGATCCAACAAGATGTGCTCTCATTGACTGAACTTTATCTATATAATTATTAATAGAGCTATCTAACTGTTGAGTAATACTAGATGTAACACTAGCAATAGCATTGGTAACAACAGCTCCAGAATTTTCTTTTAGATTATTAATTTTATCCTGAAGCTGAGCTTGTATTTGCTCATTAACTTTACCCTCTTCTTTTAACTGTTTTAATTTTTCATCATGAAGTTTTTTCTGAAAATCTAGTTCTTCATCATGACTCTTTTTAAGCAGCTCACGAGCGTGAAGTAATTTTAAGTCTTGTAAAAGATCCTCATTCTCTTTACTGAGTTTCTTTTCTGTATTTTTAAGAGATTCAAGCTCCTGTATTTTTCGCTTTATAGGATCATCTCTTCTTAAATTATCACTAGTATTATTTGGCATTAATACCTCTCCTCTTAATTAACTATTTTTAGAGTTAATCAAACGTTTTCTATTCTCTTCAATCATCTCTTGAGCTCTATTAGCATCATCAATAATAAATTCTATAAGATAATCTCTTTCCCTAGGAGTTATCTTAAGTATATCAGTGTAAGGTGTATTACAATTTTTAGATATTGAATAACATTCCCTTACAATTTCTTTAAATCTATATGGACCATACGGTTCACCATCTTCATTAAATTGTGGGTCCAAAAAATTCGTTAGTGTAACGAAAGGGAGTATCTACTTCACCTCCGCACTTAGAACATTTTAAATGTAAATCAGTTTTAATTCCTATAAATGAATTAAGCTTTGTTGCTGCTTGTGAAATAACATTTGTATCTTTCATTGGCAACTTTTTAAGAGTTTCTCTTATCATAATAGGATCTACAGACTCACCATCAACTGAATCAATAAGAGACTGTAAAGTTAAAAGAATTGTAGGATCACCAACCATATCAGGAAAATCCTCTTTCATCTTTCTAGCTTCTCTATTAATTCTATCTAAATCTCTAGGTGTCTGAAATCTTAATTTAATTTCATATCCAGTAACAGGAAGTTTTACTGACATCATTTCTTTAATCTTGTCATCATATTCTACAACTTCCATATCATCAAGATTTATTGTTACAGTTTCAGAATTTCCACAGTATGGACATGTGAATCGTAAATTATAATCTGTTCCATATGTAACAACTCTTAATTTATGAAGCATGTAAGTATAATCTCCAATACATAAATCATATACTGGAACTGATAACTTCTCATCTAAACAAGACTCAATAATCTCTGCCATTGATTTATATGGATTTTGAGAAGGAGCTAACCTTTTCATCTCATCCTCAACAGTCATAGATCTTAAACTAAATGATGGATCAAATTTCTTTCCGTAAATTTTACCTTTGCTTGGTAATTCAAAATCTTCTTTAATTGTAACTGCCATTTTATCTTCCTCTCTGTCTTAATGCTCGTAAAGTTTTACCTTCATTATTTAAAATATAGATATTCATTCCGTTAGCTTCAATAGTTTCAAAATCATCATCTTTCTTTCTGTTCTTCCTGTAAATATTACAAAAGCTGATACCATTATCATAAACACCTGTATCGACTTTATCAATATCATCGATATAAGTTGTTTTAATAACATTATCAGCTAAAAAATCTTTCTGTATTATCATATCTTTGTCTTCCTTTCTATCTACTTCTATATTATAACAACATAAAGTTATTATAATATAGAAATAATCAACCGAAGTTGATTATTGTCTTTCTTTAAAGTTGATCTGGCTTATGAGGGATTGCTCTATCATAAACTATTGTACCAGTCAAAGTCTTTTTATCAGCATTATTATTATCTCATCCAGATTCCTGAATTGAACTTACCCAACAACCCTTAAGTTCCCAATAATTAACTAAAGTATTATCTGGTAAATATTCAAGAACAACTGCATCTTTCTTATAGACATCAGATGATGGAATAGTATCATCAACAACATTATAAGATAATGCTTGCCAAGCTCTTAATACTGATTTACCATCAGCACCAGCGAAGTCATTAATTACTAATGAACCAGTGCCAAAACTTGCCTTACCTGCATAATGTACTGTACTATTGCCACGATTGATATCTATAACATTCTGTTGGAAATCTGGTACTGAGAAACTTACAACGGAGAAATCAATTACTTCCTGACCATTATTAATATAATCATCTAAATTATTTTCATCACCAGCAACTCTTAATAAATTATCAAGACCAGAAACTAAGAAACGGAAGTTATTAGTTCTAATTGGCTGATAAGATTTAGGGTTATCAGCGAGGTGATATGTTCCAAAATTTGTAGTAGCCATTTATACTATCTCCTCCATTAAACTGTAGCATCTTCAATTGTAACTTCTTCATCAGTTAATACAATTTTAATTTCAAACGACTCGACAGCTTCAATTGGTTGAATTATCAATGCAGCTCTAATTGTTGCTTTTGTATTTGACGCTTCTTTAATTCATTTATACCAAGAAATACCTCTTCCGCTCTTCATCTGGTCTAACAATGAATTAGCTAAAGTCTTGAAATTAATCCAGACAATATCATCATTAGGTTCAAATGTGCATCTCATAGCTGCATGATAAATTTGTTTCTTAATATCACAAAGTAACATTCTGACGTTTAAGAAATTCATATATCTATCAGAAGTACCAGTAGCTGATTTATTAACTACTCTATTACCTCAGATTCTGTAGCCATATGTACCAGCATTATAAATTGGATTAACCATTATATTAAGTTGTCTGCCTGCGCTTTCATCATTTTGAAGTATATGCATTAATGCTTCACCAACCTCAAATGAAGGTTTATCTAAACCAGGAATAAATCCTCTAGCAACACCTGCTGCGGCGAATCAATTAGCATTACTCTTAGTACTATATGCATATGCCATTAAGTAGCCAAAACTTGCAGGCATTAACACTTTATCTTGAGAACTAATTGCTGTAGTAGAGCAATTAAATCATGGGAAAAATGCTGCGCTACACAAATCTCCTTCTGCTTCAGGATCATATTGTTGAATCATATTAAACAACTTTTCTTCGCTCTCAACATAATCAGCAAATTCAATTAATGCAATTGCATCTCCACGTTTTTGTGCTAAATCTCTAATCTTTGTGTAAGAAGATGTAACTACAGTTGATACATTTCCATTATTTACTACATTATACTCTTTGCCGCAGTTAGCGTATCCACCGGTTGTAATAAATTTAATATTAAATGAGTTTCTATCTTTAAACTCATCTAATGCACCAGCATCAATAGCAGTTTCAATTAAATTATAAGCATCTCCTTCTACTAATCTTGATCCAATAGCTGCATTATCATAAATAATAGGTTTAATTACAACATTTAATCCTTGTAATAATAGTTCATACGCCATAATATATGATTTATCTAAACCACCGTCTACATAAACAGTGTGTCCAGATGCTCAGTTTTTAAATGAGTCTGCACTAGTGAACAATTCTGATCCAGGAGTAACTGAATATTTAATATTGCCTTCACTAGTTGTGTCATAACTTCTAGCGTACAACATTGGGACAAGAACTGTATTCTCTGTAATATCAAATGCGGCTAATTGAACAGCTTCCCGTTCTTTAAATATAATATTAGGCATGGTATTCCATTCTCTCCTTTAATCTTGTACTTTTATATCCCCACTATATTCAATATTCCAGTTATCCATAAATGGAACACTAAATAAGTAAGCATCATCTATTGTCAATCTGATTGACATTCTTGTAAATTGTCCACTAATCAATCTTTCAGGAATATCTGAATTATCAGATACTGTACTTTCAATCATTAAAGTAGAATCATGGACAATATTTGCATTATTATAAGGAAT